ACTGCCCAGCCATGCCTCTCCCATATTTCCCGGCACGATCGCGTAATCAAACGCTCCGAGTGCCGGCTCCGCGGGGAAATTCGCCATTTGTCCCATTCCCGCGGCGAAGCTCGAACTGTCGATCAGGTCTTGCGCCATTCCCTCGAACTCGAACTGATGAAAATCGCCGTTCACCTTCACCGTCATCCGGCTTATGGCCGCGCCACAGAGAATCCGCTGGAGCGCCGTGCTGGGATCCCAGTAGTCGAAAATGCTGACGCTTGGCAATTCTGTCGCCGGAAAATAGGAGATACTCGGAGCAATCTCGGTTCCCGCGGCAGGGGCCATGGAAAAAGGTGCGTTCACTTGCACGGCCGTCGCGCTCACGATTCCCGTGACAAACCGGATCTCGCCGTTACAAGACACGCCTTGGCCCACGGCAAGTCCGTGTGGTGCCGCAAAAACAAGGGACGTGCCGCTCGAACCCGCCGCGGCTGCCCCTCCCGTATAGATCGTAGGACTGGCGCCCATGCTGGCCTGGAAAAGTGGTCCATACGATGGGCCCCAACTTTGTCCCCCCCAACTCGTCATGTAGGTGGTGAGGTCAAAACTGGTAGTGCGGCGCAAGCCCGCGGGTATTCCTACGAACGTCCGACTACCCGTCTTGTCGCGCCGGTCGGCCTTTTCTAGCTGGTTCTTGGCGGTCAGCTTCACCGCTGGAAACCTGTTCTGCGCCGTCACCGCCGGCGTCTCTCCGTAGTTGTTTTCCAGTCCGGTGTAAAAACGGTTGGCATTGGATGAAATGTACGAAGCCATAGCTTTAGTCGCTCATTCCTACTTCAAAGGTCACCTTTCCTACCTGGATGAAGTTTTGTCCGCCATGCTTGACAGGCCCTAGGGCTGCCTCGTAGCATCCCGCGAAATACATTCCCTCGCCCCAGTCTCCCCGGTTCTGATCCAGCACCTGGGTCACGCCATCGACGTACGTTTGAAGTTGACCTTCGATCCCTGCCAGCCTGTCCTGTGAAACCCGCACCTCGATCGCCATAAGAGCCTTTCCGGAGAAGTTTCGAAACTTCTCCTTGAGCTGATTCACGATCTTCTCGCAATACACGTTGACCGCCGGGTACTGCACGTCGGTGCTGCGCTCCGCCAGTTCCATCGACACGTTCTGCGGCGCGATTTGATTCGGCCCGACCGGCGCTAGAGTTGTGTTCTCAGCCTGGGCCAGCGTCGATACGCAGGCATTCAGACCCTGGGGTGCGTTAAGCAGCGCGACTACCTGCGCAGTGACCGTACTGCCTACCCATGCCATACTCAACCCCTCTGTATAACCCGCGGCAGCGCGCGAAGATAGTCCGGCGCCTGTCCGCTTCCGGGCGCTTGTCCTAGCGTAGACGCTGGCCCGTCCTGAACCCACACTTGGGCCAACGCCAGCGGCGATGTATTCTGCAGGGCCATTGCCAGAGGCGACGGCCCAACATAAACATTCCAAGCCGTTGCGTTGGCTGGTTGATTGACCGGCTGGGCCACTAGTGCATTCCCTGCCGCCACGGTAAGTGTGGCCGGATTACTGGCTTGCCCCTCCTCGCCTTCCACATTCACCCACGATACACTCGCACAGTAGGTCATCGCCGGTTGGCCGCCCGGAACGGATGTCAGTTGCGGCGGAAGCGCCTGCAAGATCGGGTCCGCCACGATGCCGATCCCCGTCTGAATGAGCTTGTCCATGGCCCATTTCGCCAGTAGCTGAAATTGATCTCGCTTACCCTTGTAGCGGTCGTTCAGTTGATTGAAGTACGCGTCCTGGTAGACCAGCACCAGGGTTTCGAACACGTGCCAAAGCTGCAGGGGGGGCGTGACCACGATGTTGTTCAGTTGCAGGTCCGGTTGCAGCCAGAACTGCCAGTCGTACCTGTTGCAGCGTTGCAGCAGGGTCGTCACTTCGATCCCGACCTCTTGCAGGGCAAGCGCCAGTTTCTGACTGAGGTCAATGTTTTCCGTCTGCGCTGTCGCCAGGATAGTGGAGTCCTGTCCCATGAGATCCTGGATTGTCGATATTCCGTCGGTGAATAGTGCCATTGCCCGGCCTAGTCTTTGCCCGTCGATGCGCCACCCTTCAGCTTGCGCAGCTCATTAGGCGAAATGACGGTAAATTGCATCCGCGATGCCGCCGCGATCTGGTCCGCCTGCCGCTTCGCTTCCACCTTCTGGTCTTGGAACTCGCGTGCTTCCTCGGCCGTCGCGACACGCGCGGCTCCTTCCACGATCATCCTGGCCGCGGTTCGGCGGGGAACCTCCGTCCTCACTCCCTCCCTTCCGCCATCTTGAGTCTCTATGCTGACCAAAACCACCGAAGGATCTCTTAGGCCTTCCTCCAGTGCCCGAATCTTTTTGAAATACACTTGTAAGTCCATGGTTATCTCTTGTGGGGCCGGGCGTATCCGACCCCTTGTTCTCATTGTTCGCCTGAGTTAAGTGCCGCCTTTGCCCGCTACGTATTCACCTGGACGCCAAAATTGTTCCGGATCACCGCGCAACCGTATAGAACGTCCACCGTGAACTGCTGAGCCAAAGTATTCGGTTGGTAGCTCATCACAACCCGCATGCCAAAATTTCCCATTTCCGCGTAGTGCGCCACCGCGCCCGTACCGTACAAGGGCTGCGGCAGTCTCCGGATGACCAAGCCGACCGCGGGCTTCGTGAAAGCCAGGTTGTGAGTCGTCATGGGCGAGCTGCCGGTGTATGCGATGAACTGCGACCGCATCACGAAGAAGTCCTTGATCTTTCCCACCGCGCCGTCGATCAGAGCGCGCAGTCCGGCCTCGCCGGCGGTCTGGAATTCGCTGAAGCGTTCGATCTGCCGCAATGCGGAGTATGTCGCGGCGTCCACCACCAGGAATTTCGGCTCGGACGGCGGGACCTTCGCCGTGAATAGTGCGCTCTCCGCTTGATCGATTACCGCTTCTACCAGCGGTGTCCCCGGTGTGCCCACCGGCGTGTTCGCCGTAAACCCGGCAAACAGGTTCAGCAAGCTTGTCTCGATGCTTTCGGCGATGGCCACCACGGCCGGCTGCATGTAGACTTGCAGTAAGTCCGGAACCGCCAGCACCTTGGTCACATCCGGAATCTGGAAAGTCGCCTCGGCGTGTGTGTTTAAGACAATCTGCGCATTTCCGAGGTTCGGGTTCTGCGTTTGCACCGTTCCGCCTTCGGCTATGTTGTTGGCTACCAGCACCGGAGGAATCGGGATGTTCACCGTATCCCCGGCCTGCGCCAAAACGGGTTCATAATCGCGGTTGACCAGGTTGCCCATCACTAGGTTCCCGACCAAGGCGGGTAGAGCGTCTGCCGCCACCAGCTTCACGATCGCGCTGGCCACATTGGCTGATGTTATTGTTGCCATTCCGTCTCCTAACTTGACTAAGCTATTTCGCCTGTCGTTTGAAATCAGGCATTCCTGCCTGTCGTGCCTATATGCCGCGCAGGTTCTGCGAAGCAACGCGCAGGATTTCCTTCCGCACGCGTTCCATCTGTTCGGAACTCATCCCCGGCCGGATGCCCTCGATGTCCACGCTCTCGGTACTTTCACGCGGCGCCTTATGCGCGGCGCTGATCCCCGATCCTCCGGATATCCGGGCCGGCAGGAACTCCGGATTCTCGCTGACAAAGCTGCTCAAGTATTCTTTGAGTGGCACTTCGCCCGCGTCGCTGTGCGCCAGCAGGCGCCCGTCCTCCGTACGAAACACGCCGTCGTGCACCGCGCGGTATGCCAGGTCGACCTTCGTGACCCCGAGCCGTTGTAACTCCGCCCGGATGGCCGCACCTCTCTCTGCCTGCTCCGCGGCCTGCCGACTGCGCCGGCTTTCTTCTTCCACTTCGTTCAGCCGCCGCTCCAGTTGTTCGCGGCGCCTGCGTTCCTCCACTAGCTCGGTCTTGTAAGCCGGTTCGCTCTTGGCCTGCTGCTCCTGGAGAACTTCCTGAACCGCCTGCTTCACGATCGCTTGTACGTCTGCGTCTTCCATAAGCACCTCATTCCCCAACCTGGCGCCACAAAATCGTGCGCCCCGTGGCGAGGCTCGTCTCGACACGTGTTCATGCCTGATTCTCAATCTCCTGCGCAATCTGGGTCTTGATCTCCTGCCGCACGTCCGATAGAAACTTGAACGCCAACTTCTTGAAGACCTGCTTCCGCAGTGTCTCGGATTCGATCCCTAACGTGAGCAGCTTGCGGGCATCGTCCAATTCGTTGCTGAAATCGGCGATATCGAACTCGTCCAGCCCGGAAACGTCGATCGAAATGTTGTCCTGGCGCGCCGCCGCGATGGCCCGCAAGACTTGCTTCATCGTGTCCTTCACCGCATCGCCGTAAGCCCGCAGCACCTCCTGCGTGATGCTGAAGTCCCTCTGCTTGCTGGCGCCCGATTGGCGCTGGCCCGATGAGTCCGACCCGGCCGCATGCGTCAGCAGATAGCACACCCGGTAAATCTCGTCCTTGAGCTGAATCAGATTGTCCGCCGCAATTTGGTAAACCTTGCCTTCCGGTTCGGTCCAGCCGAATCGGTCCCCCGGAGCCAGTTGGATGAAATATGAGTCACCCACGATCTGATTCCATTCGCGGTCGGAATAAATTACTGGAGAGGCGAATAAACCCATCGTGAGCGCCCACGAAAGAGCGTTTGACTTGTTGAAGTGCTCCAGTTGCAGCAGCGCCGCCTTGTTCATTAACCAAAGCCCTTCCGTCACCCGCAACGGAAACACCGGCACTCGGTGCTGGCCGGCGAGTCCGTGCAGCCCTTCGTCCACGAGCCGTACTTCTTTGTCCTTTAGTTGCTGATAGACTTGATATTTCTGCCGGTCGTAGTAGATCCAGCGGGTCTCACGAGTCCATTCGCTGTCGCTGACTTTGGACTTGCGGAGCGACGACGTCCTGATCACCGTCCAGTCCAGCCCGCCGCGGTCGTCATAGCTCCAGTTGATCAGTTCCTCCGGCGAGTAATCCGCGAGATACGCTCGCGACCGTCCAACCGCGTCCTCTTCCGCTCGATTACTGACTGAAACAGGCGACCGCGGAAAGTCTACGACGATATAGCTTCCGCCCTGGACCAGCGTTTGTACGATCCGCTGGCGGAAGAACTCCGCGACGGAAGTACCCTTGAGGTCGCAGTCCTCGGCGAATGTGTTGTAGAAGCCCTTTGCCGCTTCGTCGTTACCGTCGAATACCAGGGCCGCCTCGCGCCGCATTAGTGTCGCCGCGTACCAGTCGATGATCGAGCCGACATAGTTCTCGTAGAACACCCGGCTCAACCGCTCGGCGTATATATCGTTGGGCTCTTTGTGCCGTCGGATCAGATACTCGAAGGCGTTCTCCCGCATCTGTTCGCCGCCGGCGTAAAGGTCCCTGTACTTCTTCCACATCGCCTTCTTGGCCGCGTACTCGGGGTGTTCTCGATCGATGTTCACCATCTGGTCCTCAAATTAGCCTTTCGTGGTGTTCGCCGATCGCCGGTTGCGGTCTGCATTCCTGCCATAACAGGTAACCCAACGCGTCCGAAAGATGGGTCCGGCGGCGATCCTTCTCCTTGTCGATTGCATTGCTGTCCGCCTTGTACGATACTTGCTCGAAATCCTTGATCAACTCTTTGCACTTAGCGTCCACTAGCAACCGTGTCTCGCCGCTTGCCGTGCGCAGTTTCGCATTGGTCAGCATGATCCGTTCCCGCACGCTCGGGTTGGTTTTGGGCACCTTGTACTCCAGCCGCGCTCCGTAGCTCATCCGGAAGTACTCCCTCACGATTTGGTAATCCGAAGCGCCCGTGCTGTGTTGGCTGTTTCCCGACGCGTCGCCGTATATCACCACCCCGCTCCCGTGATTGGGGAAGCGCTTTTCAAACTCCTCGCAAGCTTCATGCGTGCTCGCGTGCCGCAGAGCGATTTCGTCGAGCACGAATACCGTCCGGCCCTCGATTTGCGCCACTACCGAAGACATCGGGTCCACGTTGAAATCCAACGCCCACAGCAGGGGGAAATGCGGGTTTACCCGCAAGCTCTTCACATGATCGCGGCGGTTAAAGGCGCTGTATACAAGTCCGCCCTGCAGGCTTAGGTATTGCCCAAGCACTTCCTGTTGATAAAAGGTTTCATCGTAGCTGTGTTTCAACCGTTCGTAGAAGTCCGGAATCTTCTCCAACACGTACTGGTTCTCGTTGGGCTTCGCTATAATCGCGCTGTATCCTGCCACCGGATCCGCGATGAATTTCTGATAAACCCAGTCATAACCCTTCGGTGTCCAGACCGCGAAACCGCACAGCGTTTCCGCTTGTGGGTCGCGCAGCCGCCCCTCCAATCGCAGCCACGCGCCTTCCGGCGAGTAAGTCAACTCATCGAGGCCAAACCATGCCAGATTAGTGCCGCGCAGCCGTTCAAAATCGTCCACCGGCCGGAATATGATGCGCGACCCCGTGTCTCTCATCGTCAGCATGTTCTCGGCCTTGTTATATATGTACGGAAGCTCCCAACCATCCAAGAGCGCGAACAACGTTGTCTGCGTGGCGTCGCGTAACATCGCGTAGGTCGGTGCCCCGATTAAGCCGAGCCTGCCTTTGTTTTTGTAAGAAAGCCTGATCGCCTCAAAGCACAGTGCCTGGCTCTTGCCGGACGCGATCGGCCCGGAAAAGCCCTTGAATCGCGATTCGCAGATGTGAAAGGCTCCCTGCGAAGGCAGCGCCTTATAAGCTACTTCCCTTTCAGAGAGTTTACGGTCGCCGTTTCTACCCATCGCACCCTGACTTCGCGCGGTTCGTCTGCGTCCAGTTCCTTCTCGATTTGCAATAACCTCACCAGGTCCGCTAGCGTCGGCTTGATCGCCTCCGTTCCCAGTTGCTCCTCGATACTCTCAATCGCTTTTCTGACGATCCGCGCTCTGTGCTTCTGTTGTGCTGTCAT